GAGAGCATAGTGCGCTCACGTTGCTCCTTGAACCGCGCGACAATTGCAGATTCATTTGTCCGGTCCTCCTTCGCAACGATCCGTGTCAGCTTCTCAGAGAGTAGAGTGATCAGTTCGTCGAACAGTGGACCTGCTCCAAATCGGTTCTTTGTCGGAACGGTCGGAGGAAGCACATCTTGGTCGCCAACAAGATTGACCAACACAATAGTACCATTGTGACCGTGGTGTGGAACGGAACCGAATGTCCGAGAATAGAGTTCGCGTGCATCTTCCGCACAGATAGACTCGATGTGTCGCCCATTTTTGAACAGATACACACCGTTTGCTTGCTGTGCATACATGAAGATATTTGTCCCCGGAATCTTTCGAGATCCTTCGCGCAGTTTGATTTCCTCGATCTCAGCCTTACCGCCACTGCTGAGATCGTGCGTCTTCTTGGGCTTGTAGTCGTCTACGTAGACGTCGAACACGCCAGGCTTCTGGAACGAGAAGGGTTCGACGCGTTCATTGTTGTAGAAGATCTGAATATCTCCGTTTACAACCTTCTCTACGCGCTGCCACATGTGACCAAGATGGTTCTTGAATCGCATATCCACACCCTTATCCGCCATCTTTGAGCCCTTCGTCTTATACAGACTTGCAAACAGAGATTTTGACACCGGAAACTGAATGAACGATCCAGCCTCTGCGCTCTTGTTAGCGCCAGGCCACACCGTTTCCGGAATAATGCGCATCGTGCTCGAGTACGGAGCTGAAATGCTCCAGAACTTCAGAACTCCGTCTTCGACGATCTTGATGTAGACCTTCCACTTCAAGTTGGTCTTGTCTAGAATCGCAAGGGAGGTCTTGAGACCGCATCCGTGTTCATTGAGCGAGGATGGCTTCTTACCGCCATACGCAAAGCAACGAATAATGCTCGGAATATCCAGCGGAAAGGTGGTCCCACCCGAGTGCTCGATACTCCCAATATTGGTCTTGAAATCGATGTTCACGTAAATCTTACCCACTGCGCCCAAGAGTGCGAGAATGGCTGCGATGGCATTGTCCACGAGCTCATTGATTGGCTGGAGAGGATCGTGCAGTTGCTTCGACCATGCGTCCCACTGCAGAGACTCTGCATTCAACTCGTTATTGATCTCAAATACGCGAACTTCTGACATTTTGTATGTCATGGAAAAAGACTGGTGGTTGACTGATTCCGTTTTTATATAATCTATTTTGTTAGAACTCATCGGCGATATCAAACCCATTATCATAGTCAATCAAGTACTGCGTCGCGCCGGCATAGTCGCCAGTATCCTCCTCATCCGCATGGTCGTTCCAGCCCCACGTATTCATCAGCTCCAGCATCTCGTCGTCAAACTCGTCGTCGTCGTCGTTGTCGCATTCTACAACTGCATCCAGGTCCGGGGTTTCGATCTCGGGATATAGCACTTCCGTTTCCATTGGCATGTAAACTTCGTATTCGTATGACATATTGCTGGGGCTCTCCATATGTTCTGATACTTTACCGATCCGTTTTTCTTACAACCCTACAATGATGAACCAGGTTGTCTGTCCTCGTCAACTGAAGACTGCAGCGGTTCTTTTTCCACGCATTGATTTTTCGACAAAATGCCGAAGTTGTCAACCACTTCCATACGTCCCCATACCCACAAACCTGCTCGTCCAAAACATTGCAACGGGTCCTCTCTACTTTTCATTTACGTTCAACTATCGAGTCAGTGGCACCGACTATTTCAACTTTGTCATTCAGAATCTCACAACATTCACGACAACCACGGACCGTTATCAACCGAGTCTATCAGGTCGATACTTTATTGGGGGTCTCATACCTGCAAACCAGTATACCATTTCGGTTATCCCGGTCATCGACGGCATACCTCGAACATCATCCGCACCCAGTAATATATTTTCCCCCGGTCTTGGACAGCGACAATACACGTACTTCCTCGACACGATTATTAGGATCGACCAGGTATACTTTGGTGGAACAGAGAACAAGGCCTACCAGCTCGAAAAGCCATGTGAGGCTATCGCAGCGGGTCCCGACGGAAATCCGATTGTCGCGGGGACAGACTCTATTAGAAACTTTTTCCTTAAAAAATATACTACAAATGGAAATTTGATATGGTCTACGTTTGAAGCGTCCTCTACGCACACCCCGTACCTTTACGGAATGGCGGTAGATCCATCGGGGAACATATTCACTGTCGGATATACCGCCAACACCCCTCCCCGCGCAATCATCTCGAAATGGAATGGGACTACGGGCGCCTACATGACTAGCGTAACATACAATCCATTCGCACTTGACACATACGGCGCAACGGGTGTAACCACGGACTCGAACGGCAATGTATACGTGTGTGGATACCGCCTAGACCCATCGGGAATGCTTCCGAGTGTCGGATACTTTGTTCTAAAATATACCAACTCTCTGGTATCATCTGCGACATATACTATAGATCCCGATGCGAATATCGGTGTATACTCCATGTCGCGAGGTATCGCAATTGACACAAATGGCAACGTTGTTATTACGGGATACCAACAGTCGACTCAGTACAAGACAGTCTATTTCATTGCCGTGCACAACAAGACCAGTCTAGTACGCTCGGGAAAGTATTTGCAGACGGGTGTAAATTTCAAAACGACAAACGCAGAGGCCATCACTGCAGATACATCTGGGAATCTCTATGTGGTGGGTACAACATCACAGGACGTGAATGGAACACTTCTGGTAGCCCCTGCCCCATCTGCATTGTTTATTACCAAATATACACTCGCAACGTCGACATCGCCTCAGTGGACACGACTGCTAGGCCCTACAACAGTTACAAATTCTAATCCAACTACTGGACAGGGCATTGCATGCGATACTCTCGGAAATATTTATGCAATCGGGTACACATCGAATCCATTGTCCAAGTCTATTGTACAAGAGGGATCGCGCGATGTATACATTGTCAAGTATACACCTGCAGGGATACAGGTGTTCCTGAAACAGTACGGGACATATACTGCATATGGTCAACAGCTCTCGTCTAGCCAGGGCATTGCAATCGCCACCAATTCATTCAATGAAATCTTTATTAGTGGATTCAGTAACGGTGCCCGATTCGACGGAAATAAAAATAACCTCATCACGGGAGGATTTTACAGCTTCAACGCGTTCATTTCCAAGTATACAGGGGCTTAAGATACGACAACTACATCGGACCACAGACTCTCGTCGCGCGATTCGGGGCTCGGGGTCTCGTTTACACCACATACTTCTGTAAGATCCACACGTCCAGTCTTCCAGTCATAGTCCAGAATTACATTAACCCGGTCTCCGACACCATATTCGCGAATCGTCGGGAACTCAAACAGACGAAACCAGTACGGCTTGCGCGGATCCAGATGATCAAACACATACTTGGTCGCGAGTTGCGCATCGTGCGTTGCCATGTGAAGATTCAGGATATCACCAGCGCGCACGGAGAACACGAAAGACATGACCGCCATTTTTTCTATATCACATCGCAAACTGCGGGAATACACGATCCATTTTATTCAAAACGGATCGTGTATTGCGGTCAAGAATATACCGCAATCACAATGTCATATTCATACGTTAAGAACGAGCTTGAGAAGCGCGGTGCCCGTACATCTGGAACCCTGGAGCGCATGACGGAGCGCCTTCAGCGTTTCCTGGACGTGGAACGCCAGCCGGTTGCGTCCACCCCCCCTCCTCCTCCCTCTCCCTCTCCTATCCTGCAGGGCATGCAGACGCCTCCGCACATTGCACGCCTGCGCCTAGACGAGGATGATGATTTCAAAGTCGCCCGGGTTGCTCGGATCCTGTGTGAATGTGCCCGCGTTCCCGTCGAGGAGCGTCTTGATCGCGATGAGTGTTCGCTCATTGAGATTCGCAGTCGCCTGGATCGCCTAGAGATGATTCTTGATACTCTGGAGCACCGCATGTACTGTATCGAGTGTAAGACGCGCATCTACGACGACGAGGAGCAGGTCAGCAGCATCCACATGACACAAGTGCCGGTGATTGACAATTCCATTCATCGATCGAATAGCGATTGCCCATCGACAAATTACACCGAGAACATATTGGGAGGAGGTTATTGAGCGCGGTGCTTCCGCCTAGAGACTCCGGGATGTTGTGTCCCGCATGAAAATCAAACACTGTAATTATATTTGCACACCAGACAACCGAACACTTTGCCTGGAACTTTTTTCCATGCATTTTTAGCCACAGCTGTTCTCGTAGCGCACGAGGAACTCCCATTATACCTTTGGTGCTCCCTCTGCGTAATAGCGCTTACACAGCTCCTTCAGGATGTAAATGTACTGCCACATGCAGTCCCTGCTCTCAGGGGACAGGGTCTCCCAGTACCCTCGAATCTTGGTGATAATGTCAATCGTGTCACTCCCATAATTGGCGGGCGTATACGACATGATGAACGTCTCATCGCGGACATTGATCTTCTCCTCGAATGGCAGAACAACATGCTCATGAAACGTTCCAATGACCATCGTGGGATTGGTCTTCTTAAGCATGCTCAAAAATGTCCGGAAGACCTTGAAATCCTGGTCCTCCGGAAACATCTCAACAAGCTGATTGACAACGGCATCAAACTGCCTGAAAAAGGTGACTAGGTACATATCCATCGACATATTGTATATACAAGTCGGCATGCTTGTAAATTATTTACCGCGGACTGACTCCCGCATACTCGCTCTCGCGAGACGATTGCATGGTCTCTAACCGGTTCATGACATCGTCGTTGCGGCCGGACTTGCTACCGTCGAATGACGACTCGGTGCGCGGTCCGTCGATACCTCCGCCGACTCCCGCACCCGGCGGTTCCTGGCCCGTGGTGCGGATCTCGCCGTCAAGATACGAGTACCGGAGCTGGTCCTCTGCCACCTTGGTCTGGCCATCAAACGAGGAATAGCCGGTGGACATGCCCGATTCCGTAAATGACCAAAATAGAGGCTCAGCGGGAGCAGTGGGTGCTGCGCGGGGCGTCGGGACATCGCGACGGCTCTGTACGGGCTTGGAGAGATGCGCAAAAATATTGTTCTTACCAGAGAGGACCTGCTTTGTGTCGGGGAAAATCATGGTAGGCACGGCACGAACCTCGGGCGGGAGATACTGCCGAGGTGTCGTGTCCACATTCACAAATCGGAAGAGAGATGCCTTGTTCAGTGCCTGAATCGTCCCAATAACCTCCTTGCTGTTTGCACAACGTTCACTGTAGAAAAGTATGGGAACATACTGGTTCGTTGACATTAAAATGAAATTAGATAAAAACGAATACAGCAATAACGAACGACATGAGCTCAACAACAACAACAGCAATGAGCAAGTTCTCCTTCCAGCTTCGTGGCGTTCCCGTCCCCTTCCCCAACGCGATTCGTCGCATTCTTCTCAATGAGACGCCGGTGGTAGAGATCACGGACGTCCAAATTTTGGAGAATACGACCCTGGTACCGCACGAGCTTCTGAAGCACCGTACAGAGATGCTTCCAGTAAACGTCCGGACGACAGAGGAAGACACCATTCGCGAGGCGCGTATCTCCTTGCGCTACGAGAAAGTTGATGTGCCGGCCGTGGTGACCACGAACGACTTTGCAGTGTCAGGGACCCGCACAGACGTTCTACTGAAGGATCGCGATCTGGGAACTCCGCTGTACTTTATGAAGCTCAAGAAGGGTGAAGCGATTCATATTACAGCGCGTCTCACTATCAACCAAAAGTCATCACAGGTCTGCCTGGCGACGTACAACTACCATGTCGACGAGGAGAAGGCGCTTATTGACGCCGAAACGTACGAGGGAGATGACAAGAAGGTATTTGAGAACTTCTATAAGCAAAAGTCGTACTACCTGAACGAAAAGGGACGCCCCGATTGGTTCGATGTCAATATTGAGAGTCTCGGTGTCGTTCCCGCCAAGGATCTCGTGCGCTCGGCTGTCCAGCAGATCCGCCAGCGTATTCGTGCATGGAGCAAGGGGGCCATTGTTCGCGAGGGCGACGGTGGGTCATACCTCCTCACAACCACCAAGGAGGGCCACACAATTGGCGCACTGGCCCAAGTGGTGGCGTATGATCTCGCAATGTGCTCGGTTGTGAATTATGCGGTCCCACACCCTCTCCGTCCCGACATGGAATTCAGGTTTCATACGGACAAGGAGCCCCAATCGGTTCTGGATGCGATCGCAACCAAGGTCGAAGAGTTATGCGATGCGACAATTTCTAGCATTGATAAGTAAGACGTGGTAAATGTCCAGTGCAACCGAATTACTGTTCGACCCATCCACAGACTACCAAGTGATTGAAGAATTTGAATTTGATGAAGAGGTGCAACGCCCTGAGGCTATTCGCTTTTTTACGTTTCAGGAGCAGGCGATGGATCTCATGGAGAACCTCCTCCCCAAAACGGGAAAGATCTCCAAGGGTCTCGTGCGCAAGGCCGAGTACGAAGTTGACACATTTCGTCGGCTATATAACGACGTCGTGGCCGAGACATCCTCAGGATTTTTGCAAAAGTCGTACGTCCCTCCTCAGACCCTGCCATGGGTCCACTACAACAATACGAATCCTCTCGAATACACGGAATACAAGTGGGCTCAACAATGGGCACCTCTGTATACTCCCGCCGTGGGACTGGCTCCCAATTACTATGAGAAAGTTCTGGATTCTCTCCCGAAATCCGCACTGTACTATACCGGTGAAGGGGGGACTCCCGTCTACGTCCATGGAAAAACAACAATTGGCGGACGCATCTGTCTTGACGACTACACCTACTCGACAACGATGACCCGCGAGGACGGTTCTTTCCGCATAAATCTCATCAAACGCCCGGACACGCACGATACTGCGCGTTTTACAGAGTACATTGTTGATCCTCCGCCTCTGGCACCCCCGAATCCGCTGACAGACCACCCCTTCCTATCCGTTCGTAGCAAACCGGTAACAATTGACTCTACGGATCCACTCCCGGATCATCTGCCTACACTCGATGCGATTTTTGATCACGGTGTTCCCGAAACAAACGATCCCTATAAGGTGGCGACACCCTACCTTAAGTTGTACGATTTGACGCTCAAGGATGTCCCAATCCATCTCTGGACGAAGAAGTTCCCTCCGATTGTCCCTGTCGACATCTCTCCATCGCCTACCGATATTGTATTTCCAGCGCACGACGAGGACGCACCTGCGAAAGTGCTACTCGAGACATACAAGCGCGCATGGTCTCCCGGAATGTCCCCTCGCAAGTGGCTGATTGACCAAGTCGACGGTGGAAATCTGCTGGCACGGATTCTGCTGTCCAAAGCGGGCAATGTCGGTGTCCTGGCGGTGCCCCCACCCATCTCACTGCCGGAGGGTGGAGTGATTCAGGGCACGGCCGAGGAATGTATGCCCTCGGAAATCACATCCTTTGATGATTTTCTGACTCTCGGTATATTCCGTCCAGCCAAGTGCGCGCAGTGCGGGGCCGTGGGTCATTCGGGTCGCGAGTGCCCCGACAAGAAGATCAAAACCGACTATGCCCCTGGGTACGGTTGTATCCCGTTGGCACTCGTCACAAAGGAACGCGAAGATTCATTGTATCTCGGCAAGAGTCCGTGGGTACCCGGAACGGACGACACGATACTCAAAGAGTACAAGGCAGAACTCGTGCGACACGTGTACGTCGAGGACCAGATATTCACAAAGTTTCCCGTGTCGAACCCCATGACCGCCACCAACGAAACGCGTCTCCTGATTGTCTCGCTCCTCGATGACGAATCTGTTGCGCAGGAGGACCAGTTGTCAGAAATCAATGATCTTCTGAAGGCATCTGGTGCCGTACTGGAGAACCATGTGTATGTGGACAAGGAGAGCAAGGCCTTCCTCATCTGCGAACACGAGTTGGAGCGTCTGCAGGGTAAGTTCGACAAGGAGCCCCGCGCCTACCTCACAAAATGGTGCTCTCCTCTCGACGGATACAATGTGTGTCGGTATTCGGGAGAGCGCGTATCTGAGATTCTGGAGGCACAGAATGAGTACGATGAGTCGGGAAATATCACAAATGCCCGCGACGCAATCCAGTCCAAGCACATCTCGCCATCCCACGATGTATCGTCGTTTGCCATCTCTCTCCGCGATATCCACGGTCAGTTTCGCTCCACGGACCCTGCCGAGGATCTCATGTACCTTCTCATCACAATGCTTCAAGTCCTGCCCACACAAGGACCGCTCGAAGAAGTACTGGGGTATGTCCGTGGCGTCAGCGACCGACTGAATGCGGGGAAGGCAGATAAGGGTAAGGTGGATATGCTTCTAAGTGTATTTGGATTCTCGGCTGTAGTTGTTCTCATGCAGATTCATCGTCCGCAGTTGATTCCTCGGCGGTCCTTTGGATCAAAGCCTGTGATTCTCCGGGGTTACCCTCGCGATACGGAGGATGTTAATGATGCACCCCTCGTAGATTCACTCCTGAGTGCACTGCAACATACATTCGCAGACTACCCGTCGACATTCAGGGGACCGTCTGTCTCATTCCTGCGCACGCTCTTGAACAACCGCGGAAGTGTCAAAAAGCAGGTTATGGGTGTTCTGCAGAAACAGTTCCTCCCCGTATTTCGTGACCGGCTTCTCGCCGTACGCGACGATGTGGAGGGCGTGGTTGTCGGGCAGGAACTCCAACAGTCCTTCCAACCGCCTATTTTCCCCCCCAAGCACGACATTGCCTTCCTGAAGCCAAGCGAGCGTGTGGCTGTTGATCCCGAAGTGCGTTTCAAGTGTACCGGAAACATGCCATGGCTGGCATCCACGGGTGTAATGGCCGTTATCCAGTCAGCACAACGAAACACGGAGGGTATTGTGCGCAATCCTGTCTCGGTTGTGCCCCCTGAACCCGGGATACAGTATGCACCCAATGCACAGGAGGTGCGCACGCGTCTGGGACAAAAGAAGCTCCCCGAGAGCGCCTTCTTGAAAAAGGCGTTGGATGAGACACAGTCTCGAGTCCTTCAAGACTACGTCCTCCTCGTATTTCGCATCGTCTCGGAGGATACGGGAAGTAGTAACGAGTTGCGAATGTATATTCGCGAGATGCGCCCACACGTTACACATGCCAGGGGCAGTGATTCCCTCTTGCGCGACTATTTCAAGGGTGTCCTGTGTGAAATGTTTGTTCGCATGTCTGAATTCCCAACAGTCATTGCCCAATTCGATCGTAACATTGAGAAGGATACGTCACTGAAATCACTGCAATCGAATGCAGTCGAGAGTCGCAAGTTGGTCGATGATCTGGCAGCCCGCGAGCGCGAAGAGTTCAAGGGGCGTCTGCGTCGCATGCCCGATGCCCAGCGCGAGATTACCAAAAATCTCATCGACCGTGGATTGGCGCCATATCTCATTACGAAAGACGACCGTGAGAGTTTCGTTCGGGAACTTCGGGACAAGATCGATATGCTAGAACCGCCAACGGACAATCCTCTTGCAGCACCCGGAGAGGTGGAGGCACCCGAAAACGTCCCGGAAGAGGGACTACACGACGAGCGGGGGGTGGGCGATCAAGGTGCCGTCGCAGAAAATGCAGATGGCACGGAACTTCTTGTGGATCAGGGAGATTACGGAGACCAGGCTGCGCGAACTGCAGATGGCGAAGAGTACAACGATGCCCCGGCCTACGACTTTGAGGAAGGTTTTTGACGCTATAGTATAAATGAACTACCTACCTGCTATGGAGCCCGCGTGGATGCACCAAATTCCGTCGACTGCGATTTGCCAGTATTTCTTTGTCATGTTTGCACTCATCGCGCTCTTTGCGGGGGTCGTCGTCCTGGGTGACGTGTACGTGATCTTCAAGTCACGTGGCAAGAATGGCCTCTCCCTGCTCTTCCGCAGTGTGCTTGCATTTGCCCTGCCGTTTGTGAATGCACTGTTCCTGTACATTCTCTGCTCTCGTTCTCTTCTTGAGAAGAAGTAATGGTTTATGATGCCAATATTGGTTGGTTTCTTTACAGACTTCATCAATTCTTCTTTATAACATTTCTAACCGTATTTGTAGTCCGCCCTGCACTGCGCCCTCTTCTTATCGCAACGTTTATCCCCGTGTTCTTCTTCCACGTATCGGGATACGGTTGCCCCTTCACGCGCATAGAGCGATACTATCACGGAGAAAATGTAACAATTATTGACCCCTTTCTGAACATGTTTGGTATACCGATTACGACTCCGAATCGAAAAACGTTCCAGGCGTATTTCAGTGCACTTCTCCTCTTTTTTATGGTTTTCACAATATATGCGTATCCAATGAAATGACAGACTTTTTCGTAAACCACACGCGAAAACACATTGTGCGCGCAGAGGTGGATGCGGTCTTCAACATCACCAAAAATCTCCGTCACATGTTTTCAAAACACAAATGGAGCATTGACGATCATATCGAGTTTTTGAACTCGGACACTGTCAGTAATCCGCGCGGGCGCACCCTGCTGATTCTTGAGCAGTATACCCTGGAGAATTGGCAGGGCAATCTCAAATTCTTCACGAATATCAGCCAACAAGAATATGGAATGTTTTTGATGTCCGACGATGGCTATGCCACGAGCGTAGGTCCATTCGGTGTCTGATCCACTGCCATCTCATCGACAACGTAGTCTCTGTCCTTGTACAGTTTTAAACGTGCCTGAAACTGTCTCCTGAATGTAGAATCGACAACATCTACAATCAGTGGATGAATGGACCGCTTATCTTTTTCAGTTCTCAGGATTCGACCGACAATCTGGTCAATATCCGGCCGAGGGGTCGCCATTACCAGTGTATTCAGCGAGGCTACGTCGAAGCCCTCCTTGCACATGGAATACGTGGCTATGAGAATCTTCTTGGACGCACAGAACTCTGCGCGTTTTGATGCAACTACATTCTGTGCCAAGATCGCCGCCTTTTCCGGATCGAGACGAGCACATATATCCTTGCAGTGTTGTACGCGATCCGAGAGGACAAGGATCTGGCGATCGGGTTCCTGTTCAAGAATATCGTTGATGATTTTCACTAGCATGTCCGTCCTCGGTGTAAAGTCGGCAAGTTTATTGACCATGCCAGCAACGTTCATGACACCCTGGGAATTGTACAGGATCGTGTTGAAGGAAATATCCGCCGGTTCATGCTTGTACATTTCCACGCGCACGAGGGCGTCGACCTTATCTCCCGATTCGGAGCGGTAGAGAATTGGACCGAGAAACCATTCAATCACGTACATGAGTCCGTCCTTGCGATCGGGAGTTGCAGAGAGGCCTAACATGTGGGAGGATGTGATCTTCTGGAAAGCCTGGACGAATACTTCAGATGCAATGTGGTGGCACTCATCGACCACGGTGAGTCCAAATCCCCGGAAGACCTCTTTCGGATAATCTTTCATGGACAGACTCTGGATCATGGCAATCACAATGTCCTTCTCCGTATCGGTGGTTTCACCCTGGATATGTCCGATCGTTGCCTTGGGAAGAAACGCCTTGATCCGGTCTTCCCATTGATCCTTGAGAAAGGTGTTGTGCACAATGATCAGGGTGCGCTTCTTGATCTGCGAGGCAATGTAGAGCGCACACACCGTCTTACCACCCCCCGTCTGGAGACAAATCATGCCATCTTTGACTGCCGGTTTCAGGTAGGCATTCACTACCTCCACCTGTGCCGGGCGAATCGATCCAGCAAACTCCCATCGATCCGATGAGACACTGGTAATATCCGTAGACGCTGGAGCTCCAAATTTTTGGATTCCCCACTGTTTTGGGACGTATAGGAAGTTCTCCGTTTCGTGGTATACGGGGTACTTCTTCACGTACTGCGGTTTTACAAATACGGTGGGGATATACGGTTTCACAGTGAGTTCTTTCTGTAGTTCGGCAAGATTGGGAAGAGAACTCTTCGCGATCTTGTATCCGTTGCGTGTAAGGGAGGTCATGTTACCTGCTCTACTTTTCGAAGGTATAAAATATTCGTTTTTAATAATAGAATGACTCCGTATATTGTTGAATTTCTTGGCACACTACTGTTCGCTGGCACGTTTTCCTTCAGTGGCAACCCTGCCATGATCTTGGCAGCGCTGGCGTTTGCGATGGGTATGGGTGGCAAGATATCTGGGGGGCATTTCAACCCTGCCATTTCTACATGGGCATGGTTTGATGGCAAGCTCACGTCTGCGAGCTACGCAATGTACATTGTTGCACAGCTCAGCGCTGCCGTTCTCGTGTGGATCATGGGACAACTTCTCTAAAGACGCGGAGCTATCCCTCCACGTGGCACGATATTGTCCTTGTAGGCTGAATACAGCTTAGAACTCACGATTTCTTGGAGCTCTAGTGTGAATGAAAAGTTACCAAAAATTGGCAGAATCCGGCCATAGCAGTCGGTTAGTTTAATTTTCAAAGTCATGACGTTCTCGGGCTCTGAAAATTGGATCTTGTTGGTGACAGTCGTGGATCCATTGTCATAAATCATATTGTATTTGTCCACATTCACAATTATCTTGGCAAACACAGGGACGGATGTGCCGTTGTAGGAGACGTGGTCTAGCGTCTCGTAGCGTTCAAGGTGTAGGAAGATATAGTTCTGAGAGATCAAGTTTGTAATTCCCTCACTGGTATAGCTGTGCTTCCCAGAGTACACCATATGCGTGAATCCGAGAAAGAATCCGAGACCGGTATCGAAGGGGCGCGTCGACGCATCGCGACTGACACATCCTCCACACTTGCAGAGCACGCTGGCAGGGACGTTGAACCCGCATGGGACAAAGGGCGTCATGCATTTCATACAGAGACTCGATGGTGTAAAATTCAGTGAAAATACCGGTGGCTCTTCGCACGGCACGTTGGATTCGCTACGGATATTGCACGTGCCATTCACGATATTGAAGGTGACGCCAACACGGACTCCGGACACTGCATAAATTGTTTCAGAGATCGCCTGCGACAGCGTCTCTGCATCATAGTTTCCATCGGGGATCACACATATCTTATCGTTGAATGTAAAGCTGGTGTTTTCTAGATTGCTCGTGAAATCGTACCAATTGTTTGGAATCTCCACACTCGACAAGCGCATGGCAGTGATGTTCTTGTACACGCGCGGAAGGCGAACAAGGCAGTCGGATGCATTTGTCAGTTTGGGGTTCTCGCGAAACCGAGTGTCGATGTTGATCACGCGATTCACGGCCTCTGTTGGATATACGGAACCAAGAACGGTACGGTCGACGTAAGGTCCGCCACTCATATTATCAAAAACGAATACAAAAGTTACGGATATTAACCCCAACTTAAAAAATGGTCCGTCGATCTCGTATCATTCCACCTCCGATGCCCGACGATCCGCAGGCGCGGCACGATGAGGCGCGGCGGTTTCTCGAAGCCCTGTCCGATGATCTGATTGACTATGATCACTACAATGTCTACAACTCCGTGTTTCGCATGCGCGTCGATGAGTACCTTGAACACATTGATTTCAGAGATGTGGGTGGTATGAACGAGCATCAAGTTGGACTCGCCAAGGACGTGCAGAGACTCGGGCTCGCAATACAGGAGTCGGATACTACCAAGACGCGCGACTTTCTCGCCTTCTTCAAGAGTATACTTACCTTCATGGAGAGTATGTCCTAGATATAAACATGTCCGATACAGACTTCCCAATTGTCGACCCCTCGCGGGCAATTGTTGTATATGTCCGAGTAGAAGACCTCAATAATTTTTTCAAGTATTCGCTTAATGCAGATGGCATGCCGACGTATCTCGGATTTGACGCGACGTCAACCGCGACTACAACGAGTCTCAGTAATTTTTACTCGAATACCCTGTTTATTGACGACTCTGAAAATACAGTTATAACGCCTGTTTACGATATCTGCGCATTTGAGCACTCGCTGGCACTTGATCGAGTGAATCCCGCGTTCACGAGATTATGGGGATGCAACTTGAACCAATTCCAGGTCCCCATAACTTCAGTTCAGGAATCTCCAGCACAGAATACTGTTGTGGGACCCTACACTCTCTCTGGCTCATGGTCAGATGTCTCGGGAGGTGACGCAATGATCTTTCTCTATAACGATCTGTCGAGCAATGGGCGGATCCTATCAACGGACGCAAACGCATTGTCTACGCCATACTTTGCGGTTGGCGATTCTCTGCGATACTTTGTGAATGTATCGGAAGCCGTCGATATTGGGTACCATTGGTCACAGACGTCATTTAGTACCATATGCAGTGCGCAGTTTGCACTGACAAATTTCTGTGGTGCTCGTCTCAATAATTCACCTTTCGGAATCAACTTTACGTTGAATCCTCCGGGGATAGACTACGCTCTGCGCAACGGGACCCTCATGACGAATGTTGTCTACTCTGTGACTATGGTTGCGCTGTATCCATAGACTTTTTTGGTACATGTATATAAATGAGCACTGGACCCACTGGACCTATTTATGCCCCCGCGCCCGAACAAACGGTACCTGGTGGTCTCCCCCCTCCCATCGATCTCTCTGGACACATGCCAGTACACCCGGACAGTGTTCCCGTATATCCATCTATCGACGGTGGTGGTGGACGGTTGCCCCTCTTGTTCACACTCCCATTTGTCTTCAACGCCACTGCTTCGATCTATAATAACGCTACGATTTATGCCGAGAATATTGTACCAATTGTATCAGCCAACGAAACTATCATTATTGGAACCACTGTGAATGAACTCAAGTCAGTGTTTACATTCGTCGTCGCAAATAATGTTCCGATACCTACATTGGCTACATTCAACCCGACCGCACTCGGATATACAATTTCCGGATGGGCATCTGTCCCGACGATCACGGATGATACCGGAAACACCGTGACCACACCGTTTGGAGTGCTCAGCAACTTCGCACAGAATGCCGGTTCTCTGACCCTACCTCTCGATCTGAACTGCATTCAGTCGTATAAGAATACCGGAGCACGTATCGACGATCTGTTCAAGAACACGTATCTCCAGGCAAGTAATTTCCAGGGTGCGTGGGACAATGTATCGGGTGGACAGGCCATGTTCGCACTGTTCGAGCAACTGGCCGGAAATGGACGTGTCGGAAACTCGAATAAGAATTCCACAGATTCGCCTACATACTATATCGGTGACGCCCTCCAGTTTTTCGTTAACTACGCTGTAAACATTAATATTGGGTACCAGTGGTCCACAGATTTCGCCAACGGAAATTTTTCGGATGTAAATTCCAACCAGTTTGCATTGACTGATTTCAACCAGGATGATTTTACCACAGGTGTCGTATTCACAGTCTGTGGTGAGAATTACACGCTGTCGAATACGCATGTAAGCTCGAATTACATTTACCGCGTGGAACTTATATCCGTTTCTTAAAATGTGTACGTTAGATAATGTTTAAGAAGGGTAGTTCGACCCTATCGCGTCATATGTTTTTAATTAAATCGGGAGAGTGCGCGATGCTTCCTCCTCCAGAATTTACAGTAAACTATCTCCTGCCTCCACCACCTCGTCCACCCGTTCCACAGTGTATCCTTGATCTCCAGAATCAGAAAACGCTCTTCTTGAAAACACTCGCAAAATTAATTTCCAAAGAGAAGACGCCCCTTGAAACTGTATTGGCACTCAACGATATCGAAAGCACACTTGTGACGGTATGCGGAGAAGGAAATTGTTCATAAAATGTACGACCTACATAATGATCGTCCACAGGGGGCAACAGCCATCACGAAATTCACGTTGTCCTCGTCCACCGAACACAACATGTATTCCAGTCGCCGACGAGTGCTCATTTTTGATTAGCATGGTGAAATCAGTTCGTACAGTGATTGTTGAAAAATTTAATGCCAGCTTGCCGATCGAGTTCCATGCAAAGGCCGATACGAACATTGTTGTCTGTCTAACACCGATGGGAGTCATTGCGCGCATGTACTTTATCGTCTTCAAGGAAGTGTATCCAGAAGGTGATCCTCCCGATTGGACGCCTCAACAGCTGGCGAATGTCAATACCATTCGCGCCGTTGTAAAACTGGCACCGATCGGATAAAACGGATGATCCTTACCGGATTAAAACAAACTGCATACCCGAAATGATCAGCATCCGCATTATCCGTTGCCCGTCTACGCCCGCAAGCGATGATCGCATCCTTATCCAGAAGCAGAATGATCACACGTGTGTGGTCACCTTTATCGACGCAACGTCATTGTCTCGCAGTGGCAATCACCTTGTGATGCACCCTCGCGATGTTCCGTACTATCTATACCGGGTATTTGACCTACTAGGTATGGATACTGATCCGTTCCACAATGTACAGTTGGACGCAAATGGATTCCCATCTACTGTCTTTGCAATTCCTCTTTCAGAGAAGAACAAGCGCATGATCGTGAGCGTCGTCAAGGATCTCATTTACTCCTACGACCAAGCGTAACAAACGTATCGAGGACGAAAATGAAGAAGACACCCGTGAACACAAAGAGAAGAATATCGCCCGTCGGTGTCTCGCGAGGCGTCTGGCGCTGGTCGATCTGGCGAATAAGACGGTCGAGCTTGCGATCCCATCCAGCAACTGAATTGCCACCGGGAATAGGTGACTCATATGCATACCCACCCGTACCGGGCATTTCGGGCGAGCGGTAGTCCTGCACAGAGAATGGCTCCATCTGATTCGAGTTCGTGCGACCTCCCGATATGCGAGCGGGGCCGTAGTTGTTGGATATATCTGCGTCGCTCGAAGCAATGGGGAGAGACTTGGTGAGATCTGTAATCAGCTTGGCGTGCTCTTGAAGCGACGCCTCTGTGCGACGGGTCGGACTGCTATACACTTTTTCGCCTGCATTGCTCTTGGGACCAAAGGCTCCGCCCTTAAACGCTTCTTCAAGGGGTGCGTATCCTGCCATTATCAATTCGCGAGCAGAAAAAATAAGGGAATAAATAGTAATGGCACTCTCACGGAATCTCCAGTACATCTTGGCAGGCGCGCTTGCTGTATACATTGTCTTCTTCACCCGCCCCGCGCCCCATGTTGTGACGTCTCTTCTGGCATCTCCCCTGTCTCAGCTCGCCGTTCTGGGTGCGATTGTCTATGTCGGGGCGTCGGTCTCCCTGCTCGTGGCGGTTATCGCGTCTATTGCCGTGGTGCTGTCCATGCCCATTCGTGAGTACGCGAATGACGATTCCATCAAGCCGGCCAAGAGCACGACAGATGCCGTTAAGAGTATTGCCAGCGCGATTGACTCGGTAAAGCCTTCGGACAAGAAGGTTGATGAGGAGAAGCCGAAGCCGAAGAAGGACGACGACGGTCCCACCCCTGCAGGTGACAAGGCAACCGATAAGTCGGATGCCAAGGGTAGCGAGAAGTTCTCGCTCCAGTCCGCTGCGCCGTTTTAATATCGCAAATTGATAATAACACATGCTAATAGACAGCATTAACGGAAGCAAGTTGTTTGCAGGCCTCATGATGATCTTTTTGAACATTGGTAGTCGTTTCATTACGATCGATCTTTCAAAGACACAAAAGGAATACCTAACCAACTCGATTCTGCGCCAAGTCCTTATTTTTGCAGTTGCATTTATCGGCACGCGCGACATTGTGATATCTCTGGTCCTGACGGCCGTATTTACGATTCTCGTAGATGGTCTGTTTCACGAGGACAGCAAGATCAGCGTCCTGCCCAAGAGCATCTCACCGAGTGTCAATGACAAGACATCCTCTTCCAATGGACCATTCGGCTTTTTGCGTGTCATGTCTGGGGTTCCCGAAGTCGTCCAGAATCCTGCATTTGATCTATCCGCACCTACGATCGGAACCACGTAATATATTTTCATACATAATCGCATCTTAATATAGTAGAGTATGGCGTCCAAGGACAGCTCGGATATTACGGACTTTATACGTTCCAAGAATGTTGTTTTTGGAACATATTGTCCACCCTGTGAAGCGGGAGGTGGAGGAAATGGAGAGATGGGAGCGACGGGCCCGACGGGTCTGGCGGGTACCGCGATTTTGAACGGTAACGGACCTCCGTTAAACTCCATCGGTCGTGTTGGAGACTGTTATTTGGATACATCAACCAGTATTTTGTACGGTCCAAAGTCATACTCTTACGTGTCCACATGCCCCGATGTTGCAATTTATATGGACCCGGGTGCCACAAACCCCGCTGCGTTCTCGACGTTTCCGAGTGGAACGACTGTCGTTCTGTATATCAAGGCAACTGTCCCTACAAATGTGACATACGATGCATACGACAACACCGGTACAAACGTTGACCTGACATTCAAGATTGGAAATTCATTTGCTAGCCTGGGAGACCCATATTTTCTCCAGGCAAATGTCGTAAAGTCGCTAACCTACACTACAACTAACTCCAACTTCACCCAGTTTCGGTTTGAGACTCCCGGCTGCGCGATTGTATGGTCAAAGGACCAGTGGGGGGAGTATGCGTCGCTAGTGGGTGCTACGGGACTTCTGGGCACTACGGGACCTACGGGACCTACGGGAACACAGGGTACTACGGGACCTACGGGAACACAGGGTACTACGGGCACAACAGGACCTACTGGAACACAGGGCATTCAGGGCACCACGGGACCTACCGGAACACAGGGCATTCAGGGCACCACGGGACCTACCGGAACACAGGGCATTCAGGGTACTACGGGACCTACCGGAACACAGGGCATTCAGGGCACCACGGGACCTACGGGAACGCAAGGTATTCAGGGTACCACGGGACCTACCGGAACACAGGGTACTACGGGACCTACGGGAACGCAAGGTATTCAGGGTACCACGGGACCTACCGGAACACAGGGTACAA